AAGACTTAAACTGGACACCATTTAATGGCAATGGTAGTGAAGATACAGCAGTTACACCTGCTGAAAGAGCAAATGAATTTAAAGAATACAAATATTCTGTAAAAGATTTACCTGAATTTACAGCGTTTCAAATTAAGATTGTAATGAAAGCTACTAATTCAGCATTAGCACCTAGAATTAAAGACATGAGAGGAATTGCATTGGCTGTATAATGAGTAAGTATTTAAAAGTAGAAGGACATGAAAATCTAGTTAGAGAATCAAGGTCTCATGCTATTATAAATGCAGACAATTCAGGCTATAGCATTTACATGCAAAGAGTTAGAGCTAGAGAAAAACAAGGTGACCAAATTAGAAATGCAGTAAAAGAGATAAATACTTTAAAGACAGAGTTAAGAGAAATAAAAGGTTTATTAAAAAAAGTAGTAGAAAATGGCAGTTAGAAATATAGCAGTAACAGATACAATAGAAAAGTTTAGAACGGAGTTTAATGCTCTAGCTTTAAATGATTTTGGCGATATAGCAAATTTATCTGGTTCAATTAGTTCAACTAATTTAGTTGACGCTATGAATGAAACAATTAGTATTGCTACATCTACTGCTGGTTTTAGAATAGAAGACTCTTCATCATCTCAACAGCTAATTGGTGGTGGTGAAATTTTTAGAATATTAGGTACTTCAAATGAAATTGAAGCAGTTGTAAGTGCAACAGACACATTAACAATTGGTTTACCAAACAATGTAACTATTGGAAATAATTTAACGGTAACAAATAATTTAACGGTATCAAATGATTTAACGGTTTCAGATAGTTTAACGGTTACAAATAATTTAACTACATCTGGTAATTTAACTACATCTGGATTATCTACACTAGGTACAATAGAAATTAATGGTAATACAATTAGGTCAACTGACTCAACTAGAATAAATGTTAATGATGTTTTTAGAGCAAATGAATTAGAAACACAAGATGGTTTATTAAAACTTGATAAGATTGGTGCGTTTCCTAGAATACAATCTACAAAGGCAGATAAAGTTGTAGTTTTTGACGCTATACCTGCTTTTAATGATTCAATTATATTTGAAGGTTCAACTCCAGACACAAACGAATTAACTATCACAGCAACAGACCCAACTGCTGATAGAACAATAACTATACCAGATGTGAGTGGTGCATTTGTAACTACTGGTGATACAGGAACGGTTACAAGCACAATGATACTAAATGGTACAATTTCAAATGATGATATTGCTGATGACCAAATATCAGAAGCTAAAATGGCTGATGACGCAATAGGACAAAATCAATTAAAATCAGTAGTAAATTTACAAATTTTAAATTCATCTGGTACAACATTAAAATCTTTGTTTGCCGCCGGTGCATAAATATGAGAATAGATTATGGCAATAAGAACACCCCTTATAAACGATAGTGGTAACATCAAAGAGATGACCTCAACGCAGGTTAGCGAAATAGTTGACCAAGTTGTTTATCAATATTCATTAAATCCTGGAGTATCATTATCAGTTGTAGGTTCAGGTGGTAATTTATCATCAATATCAGATACAAGATTACAGGCAGGTGCAGCTTCAACAAGTGCTTCGTCATTTCCTAGTGAGGCAACAACAGCAGAGCCTTCAACGGTTACGGTAAACTATCAAAGACTTAATAGTGCAAATGCTTCGTTAACACCAACTGCCGATACAGGTAAAACTTGGCCTGTTTATTATAATTCAACTGGTCACATACAAGCAATGAATTTACAAGATGTTAAAGATACTTTTTTACATCCTGCTATAGATTTATTAACTGCTGCTTCAACAACAACACAACAAGGTGGCACTTATACCATATCAACTTCAACATCATTATCAGGTGCAACAAATGTTTCTGCTACACCGATTTATTCTGACACTAGAGCAGACACATCTGCTTATACAGCAGGTGGTATTGGTGAAACATTAGACCAACCTACGACAATTACAAATTATTATTTGCATAGAATTAACGGGTCAAATACTTCATATACGGTACCTTTTTATATTAATGCTGGAAATAATTTACAAGAATATGACACATCTACTTTTCAAACATTATTACAAGAATGGATTAGATATACAGCTGCTTCATCAACTGATGGTTACGCAATATCATATTCAATAGGTACAAGTGGTTCAGGTAATACTAGAGGTTCTGGTATTGTAGATACTAAATTAAATGGTGCTGGTAATTATCAAACTCGTTTTGTAAATGCTAATGATTACAGAGCACAAGAATTTCCTAACGGTACACCAACAACTATAAATACATATAACTTACGGATTATTAAATCTTAATTATGAAACACAATGAATATATTATTAACAGGCAGTGATGGCTTTGTAGGCTCTCATTTATTTTATCATCTAAAAGAAGAACATAATGTTATTGGTTTTGACATTAAAAGCGGTCAAGACATATTACAAACAGAATTTCCTAAAGACATAGATTTAGTTATACATTTAGCCGGTAAATCAGGTGTTAGAGATAGTCTTGATAAACCTACTGATTATTGGAAAACAAATGTTATTGGTACTCAAAGACTATTTGAACATTATAAAGATACTAGAATTATCTTTGCAAGTTCATCAACAGCACATGAGCCTTGGAAAAATCCTTATGCAATGAGTAAATATAGTATGGAACAATTAAATCATAATAACGCAGTTGCTTTAAGATTTACTACTATATATGGACCTGGTGCAAGAAAGAATATGTTAATACCAAAGATTTTAAGAAATGATGTACAATATTTAAATGTAAATCATATAAGAGATTTTATTCATGTAAATGATATTGTAAATGCAGTTCAAGTTATGATGAATAATACATTTAGAGGTGTTATAGATGTAGGCACAGGCGTAAGTAATAAGTTGGTTGATATTGCAGATTATTTTAAAATAGATTATAAATCTGTAATAGGTGGCGAAACTGAACGAATAGATAATACAGCCGATACATCAATACTAAATAAATTTGGTTGGCGAGCAAAAATAAATTTATATGATTATATTGAAAAAACAAAAAGTGTTAATTAAAGGAGAAAAATATGGCAATATTTAGTGGTAACATTATAGAAGCTTACTACGCTAATTCAGAAAATGATACCATAGAAGTTATCTATAAACAAGGAGAACAAGCTATTAATCATTTTTTAAAAGTTGATTATAATAACCAAGACTTCAAAGACTTAATTGAAGAATATGATACTGACAAAATAGCAGGTTCAACAATTGCTAGAAATAGAAACTATGCTAGACAATTAAGTGAAATGGTAGACGCAGGCATTCGTGCTAAAACTGATAATAAAGTTAAAGTTAAGGTATCTGTTGATGATTTTATAGATAGTATTATAAACTTTAAAAGTGGAGATAAACAATCTGCTGAAACTTTATTTGCTTTAAAAGTTAAAATATTTGAAAACGATAAAGTAAAATCTTGTACAGATAAAGAGTTAAAATCTTCATTAAGAGCTGCAAAAAATCCTGTTGAAATTATTAGTTTGTTTAATAAAATAAATGGTTAATGTATATTGTGTTAAGTGGGGTACAAAATACGATAGAAGTTTTGTTGAAAAATTAAAAACTTCTATTGAAAAACACTTTACAATTGAACATAAATTTAATTGTTTTACAGACAGACCTGAAAAAGATTATGATATACCTATCACCAATCCCGAGTTGAGAGGTGTATGGCACAAACTGGCATTATTTCAATTTACAGGAAAAAATTTATTTTTTGATTTAGATATAAAAATAAATGATAATATAGATTTTTTAACAGATGAATGGAAAACATTTACCTGTGTAGATAGCACACCTTGGAAAAAACACAAACTTAAAACATTAGCAATTAATAATGATACATTAATTAATACTTCAATAATGAGGTGGACTGATAATAAAAAAATATTTGATAGATTTTTAAAACATAGAGATTTATATTTGAGATTATACACAGGTATAGATAGATTTATATGGAATGAAGGCGTTACTCACACAACATTTAAGGGTAGTGCTATATCTAGTTGGATGGAAGGCATAGAGAATAATACAATAGTTCTTTATAACGGAAGATATGTTTGATTATAATACAATTGAAATAATAAAAAAGATATTAAAAGATTATCCTAATAGACTTGTTGATGTTTTAAACTCACTAGGAGAAAGACAACAATTAAGTAAAGACTGGCTAGTTGAAAAATTAAATGCATATAAACACCCTTTTCGTAATAAGATGAAAAGTGATAGTTTATCAATTATAATATTGTGTAGTTGGTATGGATTATTAGCTTACAAATTAATTGAAAAATTTAAATTGAAAAAAATTAATAGAATACATTGTGTTGATTATGACCCTAAAGTAAAAAGAATAGCTAATAGATTGTATAGAAAAATAGACAATGAAAATTTGAAAAATGGCGTATTAACATTAATAAAACATTGGGAGCGTGATATTGTTGATGTGCCTGAAAAAGAATTAAAAAATTCTGAAATATTAATTAATACCTCTTGTGAACATTTAAATCAACAAACTATATACGACATTATAGATAAAACAGACAGAGGTACTTTAATTGTTTTACAAAGTAATAATTATCATAAAATACAAGAACATATTAATACCGTCAAGGATTTACAAGAGTTTGTATCACAATATCAATCAAGATTAATAAATATTGAAATGCACGAAAAAGATTTTTTAGAATACAAAAGATTTATGATATTAGGTCTAAAAAGATGATAGAAGATATTTTAAAAAAAAGGTCTAATATATCATTTTTTAGAGAAGATAAAATACCAGAAAAGTCTTTAATAGATGATATTCTTAAAAAAGCACACACACTCACACCTCATAAAAATAATTTTTATAATTATGAAATAGAAATTTATGGTCCAGAACATGTTGAAGAAAAAAAATACACAGCATTAGCTACGGTCTGTTCATATTCTAAAGAAAAATATTCAAATCCAAATGCCACACCTGAAGATTTTAAAGAATTAGAAAAACTTTATAATATGTGGTTAGAATGCCATAAAGAGATAAAAACAAGTAAACAATTTTATGACATGAGAAAAAAAGTTTCAAATACACATTTTAATAATCAAGTAAGAGCACCGTATTTACTAGTTTATACAAAAAGAGATAAATTATTAACAGAATCACAAAAAAAATCTGAATATTATAAAAAAGGTAAATTAAATGAAGTATTTAATGTCAATGCGAATTCAAGAAGTAATATGTGGTTGATACAAGCAGGTATGCACAGCATGATTACGGCAGCATTAGCCGTAGAAAAAGGATTAAGTGCTTCTTTCTGTAAATGTTTTTTTTATAATACAAACATACACTCAAATATTTTAAGAAAAGCTGCAGAAAAATCAAGCAATATTGCTTTTATACTTGGCATAGGATACAAAGATGATAGTAAATATCATTATTCTAGCATGGTGCCTAAAGCAGAATATGATGAGATAGTTATATGGCGATGAAAATAATAGCAATCAGAATAGGCAATAGATATGGACCTGAATATGAAAAATATTTAGAAGAAAAACTACCTGAATATGAGTTTATATGGATAAGAAAACCTATAAGAGAAGATGTATTATTACAATGGAATAAAATGTATGGAATGTCTTTAGATATAGACGAGCCTGTCGTGGTAATGGACATTGATGTATTATTAACAAACAACTATAAAGATTTATTTGAATATCCTATAAAACGAGGCCAGTTTGTATCTATACCAGGTTGGTGGCGTGATACAGATAATAAAAGATATAAAATAAACGGTGGTTTTTTTAAATACTACCCTAAAGATTGTAAATATATCTATAATAAGTTTATGTCAGATGTTGATTTGTGGCAAAACTTTTATATCAAAAGAGGTATAGCAAAAGGACCTGTAAACGGCGAACAATATTTTGTTGAAGACAATGTAAATGAAGAATTAGAGTTAATTACCGTACCTGAAAGTTGGGTATGTAGATGGTGTGCTAAACAAGATATAGGTGTTAAAGATTTTGATTTAACAAAATGGAAAATTAAGACTACTCAATTATATAATCAAGTAACAGGTAATGATTATGTTTATCTAGGTGGTGAATTTCATCCTGATATAAAGATGGTACATTTTACTCACTCTACAAATAAACCACACGATTGGGAAGATTATGCGTCATTTGTATAATACATTTATTAACAGAAAAAATGTAAATTTAGATATTAGTAATAAGTGTACTTTAGAGTGTATTGCTTGCTCTAGGCAATCTAATAGATTTGAAGGTAGTCCTATACCTGGTTACGATACTTCTATTTCTCAATGGACAAAATTATGTAAACACTTTAAACATTTGTGTTTATGCGGCCAAATATCCGATCCTATATTTAATCCTAATTTAATTAAATTTGTTGAAATTGCAAAAGAACATAAAATACATTATCTATCTATTCATACAGCTGCAACTGCTAAACATAGAAAGTTTGATTGGTATAAAAAAGTAAACGAAATTTATCCTAAAGCAATTCATTGGAAGTTTGGCTTAGATGGATTTTCAGATGTAAGTCATATATATCGGACTAATCAAGATTCAGAATTTTTATTTAATACTATGGTAAAATTAAAAGAATTAGGTGCTAATGTAGAATGGCAATTTATAATATTTTCTTTTAATGAACATCAATTAGAAGACGCAAAAAAATTTTGTAAAGATAAAAAGATTAAATTATTATTTAAAAAATCATCTAGGTTTCATTATATGGAGGCTGGAGTTCCTAAAAATAAGGAAAATTATGTCCAACCAAAATAAAATACCTAAAATATCTGATAGTGATTCTTATAAAAAGAAAATAGATAAAATAATACCTAAATGTGTCAAAGGTGATAGAGTTACTATGGGTCATAGTGCTTTAGGTTTTTTATTACCTTGTTGTTGGTGTGATGGTAAAGCATTTCAAAGAAGAGAATTAACAAAAGAACACGAAGCATTATATAGTGACCATTTACATTTAGATAATGTAAAAGATATAAAGGAAATTACTCACTCTAAAGAATGGAAAGCGTTTTGGGATATTATGTTTGATGACCCTAATAATGCTGCTTTTCCTTGTAAAACAAAATGTGGTGTTGTAGGTGATGATTTAAGAAATTGGTCTAAACAAGAAGAATATCATTATGATTTGCCAGGTCAACCCGTAACTAAAAAAGATAACAACAAAGGCTATGTAGGATCATAAATAGTAGTATGAGTTATATAAGATACATAAAACAAACTAGACTTAATACCGATATTGCTTTCTTCAGTCCTACTGCTGAAGTTGTAGCTAAAATGGATGAATATAAATCAGCAGGTAAAATTGAAAGCTATAATTTAGAAACTATTAGTTCAAATCAATTAAACAAAGAAATTAAAATAACATTTGATAATGAAACTAGTTTTAATGAGTTTGTAAATGAAGATTTAATTATTGAGAGTAAATTAGCCAGACAAACACATTGTACTAATAGTTCTATATCCTATTCATTAGAGGAAGAATAAAATAGTATGACAGCTTTTGTTATGCTATTAATGGGCTTTATCTGGTATCAGATTATTGCAATGTTTGGTTTATCAATAGGTCTACATAGACACTTTGCACATAATCAATTCAAAACATCTAAACTATTTGAATCAATATCTTTGTTTCTAGCAATGTTGGCATTTTCTAGGTCACCATTGAGTTGGATAGGTGCTCATAGAATACATCACAGATTTTCAGATACAGAAAAAGACCCACACTCTCCTACACACAAGGGATTTTGGAATGTTCTTTTTAATAACTGGCAAGTTAAAAAAATAGATAGGCCTTATGTAAGAGATTTGTATAAAAATCCTAGAATTATGTTTTTTCATAAGCATTGGTTGAAATTACATATTACAACAGCAATCATAACTTTACTAATAAGTTTTAAAGTGTTTTTTATATTTGTTCTTTCACCATTAGTTTTAGGTTTTATTAGTTATGGTATCTTTAATGCTTTTGGACATAAAGATAATAAAGCAGTTACAAATTATTTTATAAACTTATTATCTGCTGGTGAAGGACATCACAATATACACCACGCAAATCCAAAACAAATTAAATTAAGTGATTACGATATTTCAGGATGGATAATTGAGAGATGTTTAAAATAATAGAAGACAAACCACCTCAATGGTTGTTAGATAATATTGCTAGTAGTACAGATAAATTAAAATCAAACTATACATTAGAACGATTAAAATTAGAACAAATGATTTGTTTTTGTATGTTATATGAAGATGATAAAATAGTAGGGTTTAGTGGTTTACAAAAATTTGAAGACAATACGGCTAGAGTAAATAGTAGATGTTATATAACACCTGAATATAGACAATACAAAGTAAGAAGTGAAAGAATAAGATACCCTTGGAAATATCTTGCACCATATCAAATTAAAGTTGCAGAAAAATTAGGTTATACAAAATTGTTTTGGTCTACTGAATTATATAAACGACCAGAAAAGACTATGAATTTAACTATTGAATATGCCTCTCAATATATACCTAAAGGCTGGCAATATAAAAGATTAGGTCATAAAGTTATTAACGGAGTTAAACAAGAAGTATGCGAGATATTGAAATCATAGATGATATAAAAAGTTTAGATGACGCTAAACAATACATGTCAAAGTATGGCATAGTCAAAGATATGATTGACTTACCTGAAATTACATCTAAAGAAACTGAAGATATTCCTAATCAACTATGGCACCAAGATGGTTTACAAACTGAAAATCAACCTAACTATCAGGCATTATATTGTAAGATAGCTTCAAGTAATTGTCCTAGTACACAATATATTTCAACTAGAATATCAGATGATTTAGGTAAAAAATATGAGGGTCTTAAATGTAAGTTTAATTTTAAAAAACCTATTGATGAAGGTAGATTTTATAAGTTTGATAGTAAATTGGACCAAAGATTATATTTAAGAAGAATATATAAAGGTGAAAAAGATATTGTAGGTAAAGATGAACAAGGTTATTTTACGAGATGGAATGAGATGGCTGTATTAGATGAAGATGTATATAATGAATTAGAAAATGCTGTAATGTCAAATAAGATTGAAGAAATAGAATGGAAAACAAACAGATTAGTAATTGCAAATAACTTTACATTACTACATAGAAGAACACCATTTAAAAATGCTACAGGAGAAAGAATTATATGTCGGGCATATGTCCAGTAACTTTTCTTAATTTAGAACATCTTATAGATAGAGATGGATTAAAAATGGATATGAATGCTCAAACTTTTATTCCCTTTTCATCTTCATATGCAAGCCAAGGTTTTTTTAAACATGCTCCTTTTTGGGAACAAGCGAGAGTTGACCATTTACTTAAACATGAAGTACCGTTTGTATCTAAAATAAATGAGTTAATAAAAGCTAGACCTAGATTTTACAAACAACATGCTAATCATAAAGTGCCAGCACACAAAGACATTGACACTCTTTGTTGTGTAAATATTTTAATTACTAAAAATAATGCACCTGTACATTTTGAAGATTGGGGAGATTACACTTATCATTGTGCTTTATTAAATGTAACTCACAGACACAAAGTTGACCCTTGGCCTGAAGAAAGACATTTATTAAAGTTAAGTATATTTGATAGAACCTATGAACAAGTAAGAGAAGAATTAAAAGATTATATTTCACCTCAACAAGGATTTGTTCAACAATGATAGCTCATTTAAATTATCAGATAGATAAAGAACACTATAAAAAAATATTTTTTGATAGATATGACACAGGTGGTTGGCACAAAGAAGGAGATGTAGTTTTAGATTATTGGTGGAAAGTTTTTAATATAGATGATGAAGTAATGCCTATAACTAAAGATTTAGGTATAGAAGACCTGGTAACTAAACCAAGATTTTCATATCAGTTTCCTAATTCTACTTTACCAGAACATATTGACCAAGATAGAATTATAGGTATAAATCTAAATTTAATGCCTGATTTACCTAGTATTACAATTGATGACAAATCATTTGAATATGAAAATTGCCTTGTTGATGTAGGGTCTAAAATACATTGTGTCAAGGCTGATAAGAATCCTAGACTAGTTTTAAAATATGCCATACGAAGTAATTGGAATGAAATATACAAAAGATTAGACAAAAGAGGATTAATAAATCATATCAAAACTATACAAAGCAATCCTTATTATCTAAAATATAATTCTGAATTGACAGAAAACGACCAAAAATATGTTAGAAATCAAGGATCCATTGTTAAAAATGATTATAAATATAACCATATAAGGAGATAATTATGAGTGTGATAATTGATGGCAAGACTTATGATGAAACTAAATTTAGTCCTGAATTACAGAATTACTTGACGGTAAGACAAGAAATACAGGTATCTAAAATTAGACATAATATTGAGCTTGAAAAAATTGATGTTTTGACAAAACATTATAATACAAAAATTGCAGAATTAGTAAAAAAAGAAGTACCAGAAGAGAAATAAAAAATGGCCGCTATAGCTAACCTAACTTTAGACCAAGGCGCTACATTCAATTCGGATGTTACCGTCAAAGACGCAAACGGAAACGCATTTAACCTCACAGGTTATTCAGCGTCTGCCAAAATGGCCAAGGGTTACTCATCTACAAGAACAAGAACAACAATTACTTGTACCGTAAATGGTGACCCCACAACAGGTATCGTAACAATGTCTTTAACAGCAGACCAGACAGGTGCTCTTGAAGAAGGCAGATATGTTTACGATTTAGAAATTTTACAGACTTCATCAAGTACAATTACTAGGGTTATTGAGGGTATTATCACCGTCAGACCACAAGTAACTCTCTAATTCACAATTTTTTTATTATAAATATACAAAAGGAGAGAGTATATGGCAGACAATATTACAGCTACCGTAGGACAAAGTAATAGTACAACAGCAAATATAAATGTAAATACTTCGTCTGGACCACAAACGGTATCAGTCGCTTTGCCTTCAGCTCAGGCTGCTCAAAATAGTTCTCTTCAACTTAAATTATTAGGTGATGTTGACACTACTTCCTTAAATGATGGAGCAATATTACAATACAGGTCAAGTGATGGTAAGTTTGTAACAAGAACAGAAATAGTTACAACTACTGGTACATTGACACTTAACGCAGGAGCTTTTTAATAAATGGCAACGGTGATACAGATAAAAAGAAGTTCGGGAACAACAGCACCGGCAACATTAAAATTAGGTGAAATAGCTTATACTCATGGAGCAGGTACACAAGGAAATTTAGGTGATAGATTATTTATTGGTGAGGGTGGTGTTGACG